AGACGCAGACAAGCAAGAGTCTAACAATCAAGTTAGAGCAACTCGTAAAGCAGAATATGGCGATATAGGAGATCAATTAGATGAAATCTATAAAGACATAGACGCATGGAAAACTAGAATTAAAAAAATTAAAGACGATAACCCAAAGGCATAAGTAAATGGCAAGTATAATAAGAGTAGATGATTTACAAGATAGCGGAGCTAATTCTATTATTTCTAGTGATGGAAGTGGTACTTTTTCAAATAATTTAGGTATTGCTAACACTCCAAGTTTTTCAGTTAAGTTAGGCTCAAATCAAACTATATCAAATGCTTCAGATACAAAAATAACTTTAGATACAGAAAATTGGGATACTGATTCAGCTTTTGCAAGTAATAAATTTACTGTACCAAGTTCAAAAGCAGGAAAATATTTATTTGTTTTTTCTGCTAGAACAGATTTAGCTATTGATACACAAGCATATTGTTATGTATTTAAAAATGGCTCACAAATTCTTGAGTCAACAACTGGAACAGTTAAACCTAATGCTTCTTGCACAGCACATATGACAGGTAGTGTAATAGTAGATTTAGCTGTAAGTGATTATATTGAATTGTATATTTATCAAAATTCTGGGTCATCACAATTAGCCTATGCTAATTATTGTGCCTTGATGGGTCAAAGATTAATAGGAGTATAGAATGGCATTAACAACAGTACGAAGCACTGGCATATCAAGTTTACCTGCAATAAGTGGATCAAACTTAACTACCCTTAACGCAAGTAACATTTCTAGTGGTACATTATCAACAGATCGTTATGTTCAAGGTGGTATTACTGAATATGATAATTGGAGAGTTACAGCAAACTTTCAAGGAGATGCAGTTCCTATATCTTCAAATTGGTCAAGAGCTACAGGTGCATTTGAAAAAATTGGCACAGGATTAAGTGAGTCATCAGGTATTTTTTCATTTCCATCTACAGGTAAATATCTTGTCATGACAGGTTGGAGAGGTTTTAGCACATCTCCTGATTCAAGATATAATGAACTTGAAATTTCTGTTACAGAAAACAATAGTTCTTACACCACAAGAGCATCTACTTCACAATTTATTAAAATAGTTAGTGCAAACACTTACGCAGAATGTTCAACTCAATGTTTAATAGATGTTACAGATACAGCAAATGTTAAATTTAGAATTCAACTTTCTGTAGAAGATAACAATATTTATAGTGAGGGAGATGTAAGCATGAACAGATTATACATGACTAGTACGAGAATAGGAGATACATAAAATGAGAGAAGATGGTAGACCTAATCATATAGAAGATGCTTTATGTAATATGCACAAAAATCAATGGTTTGGTTGGACAGATCCAACAAATAAAATTTATGCTAATTTAAGATTAACAGAAAAAGTTGGAATAAATGGAGAGATTGTAGATAATCCAGTTACAGAATTACCAACTGAAGCTGAAGTAAATGCAAAACTTGTAGAGTTACAAACAGCTTGGGATAACGCAAATGCTTAATCCTAAATGTGATTGTGGCAAAAACTCTGACGAGTGTGATTGTCAATGAAAGTAAGCGATGCGACTAATGTCGCTATGCCTATTAAAAATTTAGTTTCTATCGTTGGAGCTGTAGCAGTTGGCACTTGGGCATATTTTGGTATTGTAGAAAGACTCAACAACATTGAAACGCAAGGCAAACTAATGATTGTTGATGTAGAAAAAAATACTGAATTTAGAATTAAGTGGCCTAGAGGAGAAATGGGATCTTTACCTGCCGATAATGAGCAGTTTATGTTAATCGAGCATATTGCAGGGCAGGTCGAGCAGCATACTAAACAATTAGAGGGTGGTATGCACAACAAAGTAAATATTGAATTTTTAAAAGAACAAGTCATTAAATTACAAGCTGACGTAGAAAAATTAAAAGACAAAGTAAGAGAGAGCAAAAATGGTAGTTGAGTATGTGTTTAGTTTATGCATGTTTGTCAATGGTTCGCTTGACGGCCACATGATGACAGATGGATTATCAGAATGCTTACGTGCAAAACGTGAGGCCGAGAGAAATTTAGCAGAAAACAGAACTAATCGTATTCGATATGAATGTGGTAAAGTTAAAGCAGAGCTTAGAGAAGATTCAGAAGGTAACTTAAAAATTTATAAAATTATAGAAGACAAATATTAATGTTTGGATATTGTTTTTTTTTAACAATGGAGATGTATGGAAGTAATTATAACAATGTACGCAATTAGTATTATTGGAGGTGCAATTATTTTAGCAATACAAAGTTAATATGATTAAATCTATATGTGCAACTTTATTGTTGTGCAGTTTGTTTAATTATAATTTTGATTTTAAATACTCAAATAAAGATGAATTTGTAAAAGGTATAGTGGATTGTACTGTTCATTTTAATACAGCTATTCCTCCGCAGTTTAGAGCAATCGTTGTTGTTTCTGTGGCTCAGGCAACTTTAGAATCTAATTGGGGAGAATCAAGATTTGCTAGGTTAGGTAATAATTTCTATGGAATGATAGAAACTGATAATACAAAACCACATATTAAAGCTCTTAATAGTAATGTTATGTTAAGAAAATATAATAGAAAATGTGAAAGTGTTGCTGATTATATTACCTTACTTAATACTGGAACAGAATTTGAAGAATATAGAGAAGTTAGAAATAAAGAAACAGTTACACAAAATGTTAATCTTGAAGAAATAATTAATACTTTGCATACTTTTGCATTAGATAAAGATTACACAAATAAAATAAAAAAAACAGTAGATTATTTATTAAGAGAATATCCTGAAATATTTTTAATAGCGAAAGGTCAAGATGTCTAATTGGGAAAAAGATGTAGCTGAATTAAAAACTGACGTAAAATATATTCGTGAAGATATTACTATAATGCAAAAACAAATTAGAGATTTAAATAAAAATGCTAATATGGGTATTGGCGGATTAAAGGTTGCATTGTTTATTGGAGGTATATTAGGAGCAATTTACACTTTTTTTCGATTATTAGATTAAAAAAGAAGCTCATATCTCATCACTGAAGAAGAAAACTAACCATAGCTGAACATTACTACCCCCCTAAAAAGGACTAAATATGAAGATTTTAGTAATTTCGGACCTTCACTATCCTTACGCACATAAAGATAGTTTAGAGTTTTTAAAGGCAGTTAAGTCTTGGTTAAAGCCAGACAGAGTTGTAAACATAGGAGATGAAGTTGATTATCATGCGATTTCATTTCATGACAAAGACCCTGATCTTGATAATGCAACACAAGAACTTTTAAAAGCAAGAGACGATATTAAAAAATTAGAAAAAGTATTTCCTAAAATGGACCTACTTCATTCTAATCATGGCTCCCTAGTATTTCGTAAAAGAAAATATTATGGATTACCAGACTACATTATAAAAGATTATGCTGACATTCTTGATGTTAATAAAAAGAATTGGAAATGGCATGATAAATTACTCTTAAAAGATAAATTTGGAACTTATTATTTTGTTCACAATATGAATAAGGACCCAATGAAATCTTCTATGGCTATTGGTATGAATTTAATACAAGGTCATTATCATACAGATTTTCAAATTAAATATTGGTCTTCCCCAGAAGCATTACGATTTGGAATGACAGTTGGTTGTTTAATTGATAAAGATTCATTAGCATTTGCTTATTCAAGAGTAAATATCCGAAGACCCATTCTTGGCTGTGCAGTTATTGAAGACGGAATACCGCAGCTAATCCCTATGGTACTTGAAAAGGGAAATAGATGGACGGGAAAAATATAAAAACAAAAGACCCATTAGTTCAAAAAGTAATTAAACGTATAGCTGAACGATCAGACAAAGGTATTGTTAAATTTGGCTGCACAATATTACAATCAAGAAAACCTACAATAGCTTGGATTAATGACACACAAGAAGAACTTGCTGATGCAATTATCTATCTTGAAAGGTTTAAACATATTTTAGAAGAAGAAGTAAAAGAATTAGAAAACATTGGAGGAACAAGTTGATTGAAGAAATAAAAAATAGAATTAAAGAACACGAAGGTTATCGCAATAAAGTTTACAAAGATCATCTTGGACATCGAACAATATTTTGGGGCCATCTATGTGATGTAGGAGACCCATACGAAGATGGTGTAGAATATAGCGAAGAAGAAGCAATCGAAGTTTTTAATAAAGATTTTAATGATGCATTTGATTTAGCTAAAACTTTTTTATATGACCCAGACAAACATCATGCAGATATTTTTGGTGTATGTATTGAAATGGCTTTTCAATTAGGAAGTCGTTTATTTAAATTTAAAAATTTTAGAGCAGCATTAGAAAAGAAAGACTACGAAACAGCTTGTAAGGAAATGAAAAATAGTCTTTGGGCAGAACAAACCCCTGCAAGATGTGATTCTTTAATTAAAGTCGTGGAGCAACATAAATGAAAATTATTATAACAGTTTTATTTACAGCATTAGTATTAATAGAAGCTGCAAACTTTTACGTTTACTACAATCAAACTAAAGGTGCATTATGTTAAATTTACTTTTAGGACCAGTTGCAAATATTGTTTCTAATTCAGTTCAAGGATTTATTGATACAAAAAAAGCAAAACAAGAACTTAAACTAACAGAAATAAAAGCAACAACTAAATTAAAAGAAGATCAAATAGCAGGAAAAGTAGCTTGGGAAGCATCTGCTGTTGATCAAATGAAAGGCAGCATAAAAGATGAGGTTGCTTTAGTGGTATTACTTGCACCAGCAGTATTAAGTTTTATTCCTGGTATGACAGAATACGTTAAACAAGGTTTTATCGCATTACAAGAAACACCAACTTACTATCAACATTTATTATACATAGCAATTTCTGCAAGTTTTGGAATTAAAGGAGCTTCAGGAGCAATGAAATTATTTAAAAAAAAATAAGGAGGTAATATGAAATTACTACAAGACCTATGGGAACATTTAGGAGAATGGTCAGAGTGGTCAATGAAAGATTGGATTAAAGCAGGTATTGTTGCAATAATTGTAATCGCAGTAATTGGCGCAATTTAATTGAACAACGAAGAAATAAAAAGAATAGCAGAGGTTTTATCAGGTCCATTTGCAATCGGTAAATGGGCCGAACCTTTAATAATGAAAGTAGGTAAAAATGCCAAAAGGAATGGGAACATACGGAAGCAAAAAAGGAAGACCACCGAAGAAGAAGAAAGACAAAAAGAAAAAGAAAAAAAAGAATAAATAATGAGACTTGTTAAAGTTGTGTGGCTAGATACAAATGAAGTATCTGACGGAACTTGGCAATCAAAAGAAGAGTTGCTCAAATCTAAACCATGCAGCATTGATAGTTTAGGGTATCTTGTAGAAGAAACCCAAGATTACGTTATTATATCTGCCGATAAAGATAGTTACAATCAAGATGATTTATTTGGTAGATCACAAGTTATTCCGAAGGGTGTAATCCAAGAAATTATAGAATACAATGAACCAATGGAACCCGTTAAGATTTGATAAAGATTTTATCTCATCAGAATTAATTAGAACTAGAAAAGCATATGGAGAGTCTAAAGCTGCATATGATAGTTTAGAAAGACAAAAAAAGAGATTAGAAGCAAAATTATATTTACATTACAAGCAACAAGAAAAATGCACTGTTGAAGACGCAAAAATGAAAGCTCGTAATGATAAAGAATACGAGAACATGGATAATCTTTTGGACAATGCAGAAAAAGATACAGAAAATAACTATGCTGAATATGAAGGTTTACGTTTAAAGTGTCAGTTATTAATACAAGAGAATAGTACAATGAAACAAGAAATGAAATTAGGTTAATGATAGACTTACTGATAGACTACATACTTTATTAAGTTTAATAAAACTTAATAAAATATAGAAACCATTACAAACCATTACATAAAGAAAACCCCAGAACTTCAATGTTTCTGGGGTCTTTTTTTATTTGTATAAATAGTGTAAACATAATTTGGGACCAGGGGGTCGAAGGTTCGAATCCTTTCTCCCCGACCATGTTTTCTGCCGTTTTTTAAACTTGGTCAGTACCCTCTTTATGATTTTGATAGACTATTTGATAGACTAACTTACCAATTTTTTCTAAACTATCTAATCTAGTTTTTAAATCTGATTGATCATATATTCTACTGGTACTAATATCACTATGACCATATGTTTTCATTACATGTTCAGAATTACCAATTAAATTAGCAGTAGTATGTCTAGTATCATGTTCTCTATACATTTTAGTAAATCCTGCATCTTTTTGAGCTGTTTTATAAGCTCTTCTAATACTTTTTATAGGTTTACCATTATATAAGAAAACATTGCCTGGTTTATTTAAATTTAAACATTGAACTCTAGCTTGATGTTCTTCATCACTTTCACTAGGAAACAATTTTTTACCTTTCAATAAATTTTCCATTTCACATGTAATTGGTAGTTTGTATTCCTGATTACCTTTTTGTATAAAAGTAATAATCATTTTATCCCAATTAATCATTTGAGTGGTTAATTCCATTGAATTGTATTTTCTTAAACCAGAAACTAATCGCCAAAATATTACATTTTTTGCATGTGGTTTAGCTGCTGCATACATAGATACAATTTCGTTATTAGACATAGAACGATCTATTGGTTTTTCTTTTTTATACATAAAAGTTTTCCAAATTGGTTCTTCTCCTAATAAATATTTTTGAGATATTTTTGCATCATTGTATGCTTGTCTTAAAAAAGCAATTTCAATATTAATAGTTTTTGGTTTTACTCCGTCCTTTCTTCTTTTATTTTTAAATTTTTTAATAATACCAGATAAATTAACTTCATGTATAAAAGTATTTTTACCTATTTCATCAATCCATCTTTGAACATTTCGTAAAAAATCACTTTGTGTTGATTTTGGATTTTGGGTATTTTTCCAATTAGGTTCTACTGTTTCTTGGTATTCACTAAATAATTGCAAACAAGATAATTTTTGTTTTGTATTAGTTGGTGTTTTTAGTTGACGTTTTAAATCAACTATCCATTCCTGCCTAATTTCTTTTGCTTCCTTATATTTAGTCGTTCCTGAAGATTTTGAGTAGAGTTTGCCTTTAATCCTGGTATGTAAGTACCAATAGGGCGACCCTTTACGTTTTTGTATTCCTTCTCTTTTGGCCATGTTACTCCTTCTTTCAATTCTTCGATATATTCAGGATTAAACTTATAATCCCTTCCAAATCGTACAAACTCTATTTTACCTTTTTTGATTCTGTCATACAAGGTAGGTTTAGATATATTTAGCTGAAAACACACGTCAGTAGCCGTTAAAAGAGCTTTATTCATACAAATTCCTCTGGTTTGGGTCCTCTGTGAGAGGTCTAAAGAGAATATCTACTAATTTGTAAGTTCCCTTAAATTGAGATTGTATGACCTTTCCACATGATTTTAATGTTTCTAATTCTTCGGGTTTCAATTCCATAATTTTATCATTGTGAGTTACACGAAGACCACCTTGATTTATAGCTTGTTGAACTTCATAATCTCTTACAGAAACGTATTTACCTCTCCATAATTTTGTAACTTTTTTATTTTTCATTTGTTACCTCTGGTGTAATAAATTCAGATTTTTCTAATTCTGGTTTATCTTTATTAAACCATTCTGTTACTGGACCAAATTCAGTATCGGAGTCATATAACAAACGAACTATTTTTTCATAACTTGTTTTACTAAATACTTCTTCTGTAACTTTTTCTAAAGTTTCAGAACTATAAGTTCGACAAATTATAATATCTTCTTTAACTTTACTTGTTACAACGTTTCCATAGTAAGTTTGTGAAATTTGTTCTGCTAAACTTTGACTAATTCTTTGCGTATAAATTTTCATATTCTATCCGATAGTATGTTGCTATTTCGTGTGGGTTTTGTTTTTTCATTTCCCAATACCTCTTCTCTCCAACTCGGTGTAGTTCGAACAAATGACACGTTGTGCATAGTGGGATTAGGTTTCCATAATCTTTTACTTTCTGACCCATTCCCCTCTTGTCCTTGTATTTCTCTTGCAATGTTATGTGATGAGCTTGTGATCGAGGAGGGTATTGACACATGCAGCACTTTTGACTTCTTATGAAGTTGCGATATTTCTCTATCTTTCGTGATTGCTTCTTTAATGTCATTACTCATGTTCGGCCATACGTATTTCATCTCAACACAAATACTATGAAGATGATAATACAATTCTTCATCGTCCATTACGCACTTTGTTTATTACTGCACTAATAGCTATTGCTCTTTTATTTTCTTGATCTAAATTTTTTAAAGATGGAAAATTTTCAATAGCTTCCATTGCATTTGAAATTTCTAAAAGATAATCTTTGTATTTATTATCTGGTAAAGTTTTAACTTCAGTAGCTCTATTTTCAACATTTGCACCATGATTAAAACTTGTATCAGCATTTTGGTTTACTTGTGGCGCACTACCATCAGCTAATTTACAATGTTTAAATTGATTACCAAAATCAGTTTTATCAAATTGAAAACTAACTTTATCTCCAACCTGGAATACATTAATTCCTAAATCTTCCCCAAAAGTTCCGTCATATGCTTTGACAGGATATTTAAAACTTGGATTATCACAATTAATTATTAATCCATATTTTCCTTTAGGTGTTTGATATGCTTCTGTAACTGTTCCCGTTAAATCTGTGTCATAACTCATTTATTTTTCCTCAAATAGTTTTTCTATTTCAAATTTATTACTCCATGCTTGGCGAAATAATTTAAATTGTTTAAATCCTAACTTTAAATCTTTTTCGTTAAAAAATTTAAAATCAACATCATCATTAGTCTTCGGAAGTCTTACAATCGCAGAGTGTAATACTCTTTCATGTAAATTTTCTTCAATGAGATTTTTATATGCTCCCATTTGAATAACTGTATCTGGGTAAATTCTTTTTCCAGTTTTAAAATCTATTAACCAACATTTATCATTTGATTTTTGCCTGACATATAGATCAGGGCAACCACCATATTGATATTTTTCTGATACCATTTGTTCTTCGGTCCAAATAACTTCAAAATCGTGTTCCTCCCACCATTCTTTAAATTTGTTAAATGCACTTAAAACAATTTCATCTTTAGGAACTTCATATATTTTACCAAGTATATGACTTTCAGCTAAATCATGTATGCTTGTTCCTTGTTCGGCTGCTTTATCTCTTGTTTGTCTATAATCAAGTCCTGCCTTACCTTGTTGCCAGGCCCAATGAACTAAACCACCACTATCTTTAAATGAACCCATAACAGTAGTAGTGCCAGGCACAACTTGTCCGTTTTTTAATTTATATGTTCCCGTTGGCACGTTGTTCCTTTAATTTTTTTTGAACTCTTTTAGAACTAGGTTTTTTTGTATATTTTGATCTATGTTTTAAACCACCAAAACTTGTAAATGCTCCCAAATCTAATGCTTCTGATTGCATTTTTAAATTATCAATATTTCTTCGATATTTTTTTGAAATTAATGTTGTCATTTATTTATCCTCTTTTACTTCTTTAATTAATTTGCCTACTGCATCAGTAAAATCTTTATTGTCATCTTCTTCTAATTTTTTAACTCTTTTACGAAGATCATTAATGGCTTCTTTTAATTGTTTAACCATTCCTAAAGTTAAATTTTTATCTAAATTTTTTTGTAAATTTATTATTGTGGCCATTTTTTATCCTTTAATTCTTTAAGTTTAACTGCTTCAGCTTCCCAATGAACTAAATGCTGTTCATCAATGTATTCTTGCATTTGATGATCAATATATTTTTCTGTGTATTCATATTCTTCATCTGTCATGTATTTTTCTTTCATTGTCTTCTTGGAAAAAAGCCAATCGTAAATACTTTTCAGAACCATATTTAGTGAGATCATTTTTTTTATTTATTTTCCAATCAATTAAAGTCATTCTTCGGTTTCGCAGCTTTGAGATTAATGAAAGGAAAAAAAATCCCAAAGCCACGATACAAATAGTCTTAAACATAGAACCTCCCAGGAGTATATATGTGTATAATGATTGAGGAGCATTGACTCGCAATCAGCTCCCCAGTTGTTTTAGAAGTCCTTGTTAAAGACAGCATGAACTTTTTTAATCGGTAATAACGTGCATATGCGGAGAGTCTCAGACAATTCATATTACACATTTTTATTAAAAATTTGTTCATAAACACTCAAATATAGATATTTTACTTTAAGATCAATATATATTTTAATAAAATATAATAAAATATAATAAAATATTGCAAATAATATCTATATCATGTAATGGCTATATGCATTATGATACATGAAATGAAAATATTGCGTGATAAAATGTCAGAAATTGGCATGACCCAAGAATTTTTAGCAAAAAAAATAGGTGTTACAGGTGTGCATTTAAGTAAAGTTTTAAATGGTATTGCTAGTTTAACACCACAAAATGCTGAAAAAATAGCAAATATACAAGAATTACAAATACCATCTGCACAAACATTATTATTTCCACCTCAACCTTTAGAATTATCTGGTCAAGTTTTTACAAATCTTCCAGTAGAATTGTTTAAATTTGACAGATTACACATAGATTTACCAAGTGTTAGAGCAGGTTGGTATGGAATAGTTTATCGTGGTGCATCAGACCCAGACTCTAGTTTTCATTTTGAATTTAATGAGGGTTTAGTTCATATTTTTGATAGTAAATATCAAAGATTAAAACAAAAAGATGAAAGAGCTTACAATCACATAAGTATAATACAAAGATCAGGAGATCAAAAATTATATATTGGTTGGCTTGGATATCCAAAT